AAGTGGGAGGTTATGGGGGGAGATGGGCGTGCTGTAGCGATTGGACTGGATGCTTCCCGGTTTGATCAGCACGTCTCCAGGCAGGCATTGGAGTGGGAGCACAAGTTCTACTTGGGCCTGCTCCGTAGCCCACGCGACCGGAAGTGGCTTCGCAACCTTTTGGGGTGGCAAGTTCACAACAAGGCGTTTGGGCGATGCGCTGACGGCTGGCTCCGTTATGAGATCGAGGGAACGCGGTGCTCTGGCGATATGAACACCGGGCTTGGCAATTGTTTGATTGCCTGCTCTTTGTTGATTGCCTACTGTACCGAGCGCCGTGTACCTTTCGAGTTGGCAAACAATGGTGACGATTGTGTGATCATCTGCGATCGCCGCCATCTCGAGCGATTCTCAGACGGGCTAGATCATTGGTTCAAGGAGATGGGGTTCAACATGGTGGTTGAGGATCCTGTGTATGAGTTGGAGAAAGTGGTTTTTTGCCAGTCACAGCCTGTTTTCGACGGCGTTTCGTGGACTATGGTCCGGGATCCGCGCAGTTGCATAGCTAAGGACTGTGTCAGCTTGAAGCCATGGAACAACCAGAAAGAGTATGAGGCGTGGATTAAGTGCGTTGGGCTTTCGGGGACCTCCCTTGCGGGCGGCATCCCCGTGCTCGATTCATTCTACCGCTCCTTTACTCGAGCAGGACGCGACACCAAACCCCTCTCCCTGATCGACCCCACGCTGCACGGTGGACTGTTCTGGCAGTCTAAGGGGATGCACAGAAGGGACCTTAAGATTACCGAGGCTGCTCGCTATTCTTTTGGTCGCGCTTTTGGCATCACACCCGACGAGCAGCGTTGCATCGAAGCTGAGTACGATGCAACCACCCCGTATTACCAGAAAGTTCGGCGCGAGTGGGAATTTTTACCCACCCACGAACACCTTCTTTTATCGTGAGCTCATTTGAGCGGTTCCCAGACTGTCTGGGTTAACAACTTACATCTAGAAGGCCACTAGACATCAAATCAGCAATTGGGTTGGAGAGTGTAGAACAGCCAAAACTGTGAAACCCTAGGGTGGACGCAAAACTTCAGTGCTAAGGGGTAACCTGGAATGCCAAGAGACTGCACGGCTGTGCGTTCTTGTAATGTTCTCTCCGATGTACAGTCCTGTCGTGGTGGCAGGATCCAATACACACCACTCTCAAACTGACTGTCAACATTTATATTTACAGCTCCACCGTTGTTCTTCGAAATGGCGAACAAGAAGAGCAAAAACAGCAACAACAACAA